GATCCTTATGGTGAGCGGGTAACACAGCCTTTCAACCAGAGGGGCGAGCCTGTACACCTGACCACTGATGAGTATAAAATTCAGACTGCAGAATCATTTCGGGTTGAGACATTTAACTGCATTGATGCGGATGAGTATATAGATTACCTAACCATAACCCCATCAGTTCCACAGCAGATACACCTTAAGGTCAGGATCTTTTCTACTGCTGAAACTGTGTACCAGGTCTTCCTGGAGCCTACTATCACAGACAACGGGACCAATTTACCAGGGCGCAGTAAAAACCCGCACTACCAGTTTATTAATGTTGCGGATGATCCCACATATCTAGTCTATCAAGATCCTACTTATTCAGACACAGGCCCTAATATACGGTCTGAGAAGTGGGGTTATGGATCTAAAGTGGGCGGGTCATCTGATCCTATTGACTTCACCATACAAAGCCCAGAACAGAGGCTTATATTTAGAACGACAAGCCGTATGAATGGTAATTGCATAGGCGTGGAAATATCTTGGAAAGAATATAATCAACCAGATCCAGAGGTTCCATAATGGCAAGCACAAACGTATATACAGTAGCGGAAGATTCAGATTTTACAGCAGCTGACAGTCCTTTTGTTTTGGACATTAGCTCAACATTAGAAACTATCTCCGGAAATGGCGAAAAACAATATGGTAATAGTCTAGGGGTCAGCAACACCGGGAAATATGATATAAAAATAGCAATATCCATGGATGGTTCTACCTATGGAGATGAAAGAACGGTAACAAGCAAAGCCGCTGCAATACTTGACAGCGCAGGGATTAAAAAAATAAGGGTAACACATCAAGGGAATGATACAGGATATCAGATTGATGCATTTAGCAGGTCAGTTGGGGGAATAACTATTATCCCAGGCGGTACCAATGCAACAGTTATAGATGACGACACAGAGCCGATTGACACTTATTTTGCAGAGTCTTTGGGCCAGTTTACTTTATCAGCAGATACTGTGGCGAGCGGAATAACAGCCGGAACGCTGGAGTACACATTTGAGGCCACAGCAGGTCATGGGATAGTTGCAACGGATCAGATTAACCTGATTGCAGAGGATCGATCTTTTATCGCTTATGTGGCCAATGTGGCTACTAATACCATAACAGTAGACACACCAATTGATTATGTGTTTGAAGCTGCAACCGCTATAGGGCTGATAATCAACACGAACATGGCCGTTGTAGGTAGTTTAGCAGCTCCCAGGATATTCAAAGTTCAGGCTGGTGTGACCCCTGTATTTTTCAGGCGTTTTATAATGACCATTACAGATGGCTCCAGCATGGATGATGGCAAGTTTGGAGGGATTCCAGCACTTACAAACGGAATTGTGTTGAGGATTGTTAACGGATTTCAGAAGTCTATAATAAATGTCAAGACCAATTCAGATCTAAGGCAATGGGCCTACGATCTCCAGTATGCAGACAAGGCTCCGGCTGGTGTATATGGTGTATCATCAAGGCTTACATACGCAGGCAAGGAGAAACATGGAGTTGTTTTGTCAGTATCAGGAGCTTCAGAGGTTCAATGGGTCGTGCAGGATGATTTAACAGACCTTTTGACCTTGTTTCAATCAGCAATGGGCAATAAAAAATAGGAGAGATCATGAGAAAGTGCTTAAAATGCTTAGATGAGTATGACGATGGATTGAGCAAGTGGTGTCCTGTATGCCGTGATATAATAGCAGCTGAGGAGCTTGCAGCACAGGAAGCTAAAGAGGCCAATGCAAAGAGGGGCAAGATAACCGTATCTGGTGAGCTCTACATCAAAAGAGGATCCGAGTTTAAGAAAATGCTATGTTCAGAGAACGCTGGTGAATTTTGCGTTGATGCCTGCCCACATTTTGACGGGCCTGAGAATGATACGATCACCATCTGCTCCGGTAAAGTGCTGGATTTCGATTATTTTGATGATGAGAGAGTATAAGGGGGCAATATGCCAACAGACGTAGACATAGCAAGCAACGCACTATTGCTGATAGGGGATGAGCCTATAAGCTCCTTGACATCAGGAACAGGGGCAGGCTTTGAGGTGGCAGCAGCTATCTATCCAGAGACATACAAGCAGGTATTGTCTGAACACCCTTGGAGCTTTGCCTTAAAAGAGCAGGTATTAAGCAAGCTCACACAGACCCCAGACGACAGAACAGGTTATTCTTATGCGTACCAGATCCCAACTGACTTAATCAGGCTATGGGCCATTTTTGAACACTCCAACTATGTGATTATAGGGGATCTTTTATACTCAAATGCCAATGAGCTCATGGCAAGGTATGTGTATAAGGTCACAGAAACATCCTTACCACCTCATGTTGTCGTTGCCCTTCAGTATAAGCTTGCATCAGACTTTGCAAACAGCATTACAGAGAGCACCAGCAAGGCCGAATACTACGAGGCTAAATACAGGGTAGCAATCGCACAGGCAAGAAGTATTGACTCTCAGGGCAGACCACAGGAATCAATCATAGATAAGCCTTTTGTGGATGTCAGATACTCAGGAAGAGGACTATATTAATGGCTGATCTTTGGAACCTACAATCCAATCTGAACAGAGGTGAGCTGGATCCACTTTTGTTAGGGAGAAAAGACCTCACAGCATATTACAACGGCGTCCAATCAGCCAGGAATGTCCTTTGTTTACCCCAAGGAGGCATGAAGAAACGCCCAGGAACAGAGTTTTTAGGGGAAGCCCTGGGCAATGGTAGGCTTGAGAATTTTTCTTTCAATGTCGAGCAAAATTACCTGCTTGTATTTACCAGTGAAAGAATGCAGATATATAAGGATGGTGTGCTGCAGACCAATATAAATGGATCAGGCAATGATTACCTTGAGACCCCATGGACATACTCAGAGGTGTTAGAGTTGGATTATATACAGTCAGCAGATACTATCATAATCACTCACCAAGATGTAGAGACACAGACCATTACCAGGACCTCAGATACAGCATGGACAATAGCAGATGCGCCATTTTCAAATATTCCACAGTATGACTTTAACGATGCCTCAAGCCCTACGCCTACAAGCGAGGTGCAGACCCTCAATTTTAACAATCAAACAGAGGGCGACAGATACAAGATTGCACTAGAGGGGATCCTGACTGAGGAGCTCACTTTTGCAGGAGATGACTCAACCAACGAGGAGAATATCAGGAGCGGGTTACAGAACCTAATTAATACCGGGTTTTCTGGGATCTCAGTATCTACAGACGCAACAGGCGACACCTACAGGGTGACATTCGCTGAAGAGGACGCCAAAGACTGGGACTTGATGACCGTGACTCCAATATATACTGTTAATAGTGGGTTTGCCTGTGTAGCTACGGAGATTACCCCAGGAGTAGCAAGGACAGAGGATTCATGGAGTGATACTAGGGGTTGGCCTACATCCTGTGTATTTCATGAGGGTAGACTATATTTAGGTGGTTCACTGTCCAGGCCTGCCACATTATGGGGTTCAAGGGTGGGAGACTTCTTCAATTTTGACAAGGGACGGGCCTTAGATGACGAAGCAATAGAGGTAACACTCGATACTGATCAGGTTAATGCTATTCAATCAGTCTTTTCTAACAGATCCTTGCAGATCTTCACAAGTGGTGGTGAGTTCTTCGTACCTGAATCACCTGTAACACCCACAGGGGTTGCGGTAAGCCCTCAGAGCAATCTAGGATCAAAGAGAGTGCGACCTGTAACCATTGATGGTGTTACTTTGTTTCCACAGCGTACAGGCAACGCAATAATACAGTTTATCTTTCTGGACGCAGTCAAGGCGAATCAGTCAAGCTCTGTGAGTGTTACAGCAGCCCATTTGATAGATGATCCTATCAAGATGGCAGCAAGCAGGGGAACAGAAACAACAGACGCAAATTATGTGTATATAGTTAATTCAAACGGCACTATGGCAGTCTACAACACCCTGGCAGCGGAGGAGGTGTCAGGGTTTACATTATGGGCGGATACAACGGGAGATATCCAAAGTGTGGCGGTGGTTGATAATGCCGTGAACATATTAGTGGAACGAAGCATTAACGGTT